TTTTTCGAAGTTTTCGGTAACATCGGCAGTTGCTACCACATTTCGTGCTTCGCTAATAGTCTTAATATTCGATCCAGATTTAATCAATAAATTTTGATTTATGCCTGAAAAGTTTCTTAAGATCTGTAGAGTGTTTTCACTTAATTCCATAATGAACCTTCCTTTTTAATTTTATAATATATTATACACCATTTTTTAGTAAAAGTAAACATTTAATTTTTAATCTTAGAGAAATTTCTATCTTTTACAAATTCAATTTTCGACTCAAATTTTCCATCAAGTATATCACCCTTATGAGATATAATAAAAGTATTACTACCTTCATCAAGAGTGTATAATATCTTAAGTAAATTTTCGATTCCATCATGGTCAAGAGAAGAATCGAATGTTTCGTCGAGTACCAGTAGGTTAGTAGCTACTGAGTTTTTCATCTTTGCTATTTGTCTCCACGTAAATAGTAAAGATAAATCAATTCTTTGTTTTTCACCTTCGCTAAATGAATCATACGTAAAAGCATCTCTATGTCTAGATCTTATAGTTTCATTAAAGTTTTCATCTAAATTAAAATGAACAAAGAAATCTAGTGTTTGTAGATATTGATTAACAAGTTTATTAATTACTGGTAAATATTGTTTTATTATTTTTGTTTTAATACCAGTATCTCTTAGCATCTCGGCTATAACACCATTATATCCAAACTGCTCATTAAGTCTTAATTTTTCTTCGAATAAACTTTCTTTATCGCTATTCATTTTTTCTAAATCTTTTTTAGCACCAGTTAAATCAGCTGCAACTTCGCTTTCTAAATATTTTTGTAAATCTTGATTGCTTTGATTTAAAGATACAATTTCTCTATTGTTTACATTGATAGTATCAGTCTTTTTTCTTATGCTAGCAATTACGTCTTCCAATGAAGAAATCTTAGCATCAATTAATGCCCCACTATTTTCTACTCCACTTAAAGAAGTTTGAACTTGATAAGCTTCATTCTTTGTTTCAGTTATAAGTTTGTCTTTATTTTGAATAGGTTGTTCACACGTAGGACATTCATCATTTTTCTCTAAGAACATACCACGTTTTGCTATGGTTTTCATTTCCTGCTTTATAGTAGCAACATCACTTATAATTTTATTTTTTTCTGTTTGTAGTTTCTTTAATTCATCGCTAGCAGTGTTTGACTCAAGTTCTTTACTTAGTTCACTATTTTCATTTTGTAAGATGTTTATTTTTTCTTGAGCTTTTTTAATTTGCTTTTCATATTTACTTCTGTTTTCTTGAGTAACTGCTGCAATATCACGTATATATTTTGTTTGTTGTTCTATTTTACTTTTAACAATATTAGTATCATTGTTTATTTTATTAATATTTTCTTTAAGTATAGAATTTCTTTCTCTTAATATAATATTCATTTTTGAAAATATATTAATATCCAGAAGATCCTCGATAACATTTCTACGGTGGCCAGCATTAAGCTGCATAAAAGGGATAAAAGATGACGAACCTAATACTACCACTTGATGAAAACTTTTATGATTAAGTTTTAAAATATTTTGTTCAAGGATCTTCTGGTATTCTAAAGAATGCGATGATTGATTAATCATGCTTCCATCTTTCCATATTTCAAAAATATTAGGCTTTATGCCTCTTACAATTTTAAATTGAGCTTTGCCTATAGTAAACTCAACTTCAACAACTGCTTGTTTTTGATTTATAGAATTTACAAGTTGGCTCTTACTTATCTTACGATGCGGTTTGCCAAACAATGCAAATGATATGGCATCAAGTATTGTTGATTTACCTGCGCCATTATGACCAACTATAAGAGTTGATTTATGTTTATCTAGTGGTATTTCAGTAAAGTAATTACCAGAAGATAAAAAGTTTTTATACTTAATAGATTTAAAAATTATCATGCTATTTCAAGTGCCTGTGCTTCAGTCATTAATTCTCTCATTTGAACTTTAATTTTGTCTTTATCCAAATCAGTATCTACTGCTTCAATATAAGTATCAACTATTTCAACTGTATCTTCAAAGCTCATATCTTCGTCTTGAACATTCTCGCCCATAAACTCATTAAAGTTTTCTGCAATCTTTAATTCATAAATATCTTGATTTTGAATGTTATCAATAAACCTGTCAAATGTAAATGGATCAGATTTTTCTGCAACTACAACTTTAACAAACTTTTTAGATAAGTTTTTACTATAGTTATTATAATCTATTTCTTTGTCATTGTACACAATTTTTTCAAATAAAGTGTAATTATTTCTTATTTTTTCTATTTGTCTTGTTTCAGTATCAAGTATATGAAAATATTTTGGATCATGCGCATCTGACCAATAAAATTCCATAGGGTTACCAAGGTACCATATATTGTCTTTTTTAGATGCTGTATGATAATGTCCTGATAATACTTGTTCGAATTTTTTAAACAACTTAGGATCCATACCACTATGAGCCATAATGCCTCTTCCCATTTCAAAGTTAGCCAATTCAAGGTGTGCACCTAACCAATCAGCTTTGCAGTCTCTTATAAAGTTCATAGATTGTTCATAGTTATCTGCGCATATCCACGGAAGAAGACCCATACTTAATGATCCGTATTGCATAACAGTTGGCTCCATAACAATATGGATTTCATTCATATAATGTCCTAGACATTCTTTTAACGCATTAAGTTCATTTGTATTTTTATAATAAGTATCGTGATTCCCTGGTATAATATCCATTGTCATATTATGTTTTCTTAATTGATCTAGAAACACTCTTCTATTCTGATTAAGAGCTTTAAAATTTACAAACTTACGATGATCATAATAATCACCTAAATGTACTATTTGTTTTATACCATGCTTTTCACACTCTGGAAAAAATATATTTGTATAAAAATCTTCAGCATTATCTAAAAAAACTTCAGATGAATTTCTAATACCGCAATGTGTATCAGTCAATATAGCTATTTTCATTACATAAACTCGCTTAAATCTGAATCCGCTATTTTAACTTTACGTTTCTTTTTTTCTTTTTTAACTATTTCTTTAATTTCTTGATCTGTAGTTCGTACTCTTTGGATTCTATCTCTTAATGTATCTACAAAATGTGTAGCTGTATCAGTGGCCACACCTTCTGTTCCTACATCAATAAAGCTATCGATACCAGATTTAGTTAAATACTTCATTTTTATTTCTTGTTGTTTTTTTTCTTTTGTTATTCTTCTCAAGAAAGCGTACCAAGTAATTTGTGTAAAGTATGCAAAAGCATTTGGTTTACCAGTTCTTGTTGCTGCTTCTAAGTTATAGTTTCCAATTGCTTTTAAACAATTTTCAACTGCATCCATTACCATTTCTTCTCTATACGTATATCTTATAAAGTTTGCTTTGTGTGATAAACCTTCTGCTATTCTAAGAAAACATTGAGCTATATAATCTGGTACTGTAGGAATCTTTTTGTCATTTTCTCTGGCTTCATTTGCTTTCTTAACATATTCAACTACAGCAGTGGAGAAATCAGAATTATTGACATAATGTATACTTTTTTTACGAGTCATTGTTCAAACCTTTATTTTATAGTATTATTATACACTAGTTTTTACTAAAAGTACATATTTAAATATTTCTCTTAGTGTTAAAAATAACTGTGTACAAGTGTGAAAAAGCATGATATAATAAAAGAGTGTATTGGGGAGAGAGGGGTATACCCTATTAATGGAAAGTATTTCTAGGTTTAAATTTAATTATTTTATTACTATCATCAGAATCTGAAACATAATCTTCTTCAACTGCACCATATTTTCTAATTAAAAAGTCATCCATCTCATCGTCTGTCAAATCTCTTAATTCATTTTGTATTTCATCTAAATTCGCATATACTTTTTTACTTTTTATATTATCGGTTTTAGATTCTTCGGTTATACTATCTAAACATCTTTTATAATGTTTTAATATATTTTTAGATGGAATCGTAGTTACAATTATATGAGAAGAATTTAAAGTTTGCATAGATTCCGGATCATCTTGAAATGACATCCAAGGTCTAAAAGCAAAGAATCTCCAACCTCTTTGATAGTCTTCAACTGAAACAACCTTTAAAGCTTTTTTTATAAGAACGTCGCCGGATTCATCACC